GCCTCGCAAACCAGTGGTGATGTTCTCCACCGGCGAGCTGATGGTTGAGAACGCCTTGGCGCTGGTGCGGCTGACTTGGTACAAGCAAGGTCGGCCGCGCTGGGTCGAGGAGTTCTGCATCTGGAACACCCCTGAGGGCTACTCGGTCGTCGAGCTAGCCCTTCGGGAGGCCGTAGAGCAGGGCGTTGACGTCCTCGTCATCGCCGCAGACGAGCCAGAGGCGTTCGGCCTCAGCGAATGTTAAGTAATGCGACTGGCTGGTGGCAGCCATCGGTTCTAGACTGTTAGGGTAACCGCAGTTACAAGGCCGTCATGGCTACCACCACCATCACACCTGCCCCTGTGGCACCCAGTGGCACCATGTCGCTGTTCACCGCGCTCAGCTCTGTGCAGTACGCACAGCGGCTGGCGCAGCATCACATCAATGTCCTGCAGGACATGGCGATCGAGGCTCCCTACGATGCGTTCCACCTGGAGCGGCTGAAGCAGCTTGAGCACTGGATCGTTGAGCAGATCGAGGCGGCTAGCCGCGTCGTGCTTGAGGAGGCAGGCAAATGAGTCAAGTTCTTGAAATCAACGACCTCCGGTTCGATGGCGACTTACTTGTGGTTGAGGCTGTGGTTGACGATGCGGTGCTTGTCCGCAAGCAAAGCGATCTCGACCCGCCCGAGTGGGGGCCTGCCTTGTGCCGAGGCACCTGGCACATGGACGATGAAGCGTTGATCCCTGCGACCGACGCGGAGTTCATGGACATCCTGTCCGACAACATCACCGACTGGGCACCTGTAGACCTTTCCGATTTGTACGACGATGAGTGACCCAGTGAACCATCCCCCGCATTACACGGCGGGGCGCCAGTTTGAAGTAATTGAAGTGTTGGAGGACGCTGTGCGTCGGGCGCCCGATCCAGTGCTTGGGGCGCTCCAGTGGCAGGTACTTAAGTACCTAGAGCGCATGTGGGACAAGGACAACCCACAGCAGGACGCACAAAAGGCCATGTGGTATTTGATGCGGCTTATCGACAAACTTGAGGGCTGACGATGACTAACCCCATCACCCCACCTCCCGAACTGGTTCAGCAATGGCTAGACGCACTCTTTGACGAGGGCGGTTGCGGTATCGATCCGCATAAGTTATCGACTGGACTGGCCGCCCGCGCCGCCCAATGGGGTGCCGATCAAGAACTAGAGGCATGTATCAAACTGCTGTCTGATCTTGGCGGAAACGGAGAAATGATTAGGCGGTACCGCCGCCCCACACCGCCGCAGTTAAAAGAACAAGCGCAGCAAGCATTGAGCAGATTTGACTGCACCGCCCACACGACCGCCAGTGAAATGGTGAATGACTTTTACACCATCCGACGCGCTCTGGAGGTCCTGCCTGATGACTGACCTATCCCCCGCCACTGCGGCCGTGCTAAAAGAATACGAACTTAGCTGGACCGCAGACCCATTTGAAATGGACATAGGAGCACTGGCCGGTGCTCTGCGAGCTGCCGCTCAAACACTTGCCTACGAGATCCACTGCCCTGGCGGAGGGTGGTATGAGCTGGTCGTGGACGCAAATGACTTGTACGCTATCGCCGCCGAGCTGGAGGCTTTTGCTGACTGACGTGCTATCCTAATAGGGTAACCGCCTTACTTGGCATGAAGATCAATTTTGGGGTTGAGCATCTGAGCCTGCTGGAGGATGCCGATCTGGTGGCGTTCGACTGTGAGACGACAGGACTGCAGCCTGTCAACGGCGGAATGCGGCTCCTGCAGTTCTGCGTTGAGGGCGAGTTTCCGGTGGTGATTGACTGCTGGGAGCTGGATAACGAAGGCTGGCTGGAGCTGGATCGGTTCTTCGCACGAAAGCGCCGCTGGTTCGCCCATAACGCGGTATTCGATTTGGGCTGGCTCCAAGAGCACGACCTGTATCCCGAGGGGCAGGTCTACTGCTCCATGCTGGGCAGCCCGTTCGTCAGTAGGCGGCTGCCCAACCTGCGCCACGGCCTGCAGTTTGTGGTGAAGCGCTACCTCAGCGTGGAGATGTCCAAGGAGGAGCAGAAGAGCGACTGGAGCGGTGACCTTCGCAAGGAGCAACTGGAGTACGCGGCGAACGACGTGAAGCTGCTGCTGGATCTGTGGGAGCCGCTCTGGCAGCGCATGGCCACTGGGGCGCTCGCACAAGCGTGGGCGCTGGAGTGTGCCGCATTGCCGGCGATGGCGCAGCTGTGGCGCACGGGGCTGCCGTTCGATCGCACCATGCTGGAGCAGCTCCGCGATGACCTGGAGGCGGACAACCAGCGCATGGGCGCCGAGTTTGTGGTGGCGCTCGATGCGGCACTGCCTGCGACGCACAAGCTGCCGCGGGATCCTGATGGCGAACTGAACCTCCGCCCGAAGGCCACTGGCACGGTGCGGGGCGGTGACAAGCGGCCGGCTGGGTTCAACATCAACTCGCCGCACCAGCTCAAAGAGGTGTTCACGGCGCTGCTGGGGCAGACTCCGGTGGATGCGGACGGCAAGCCGTCGTGCAGTCGGGCGGCGCTGCGGGAGTATGCGGCCGACCACGAGATTGTGGTGCAGTACCTGCGGTGGAAGCGCGTCGAGAAGCGCCGCCAGATGGTGGAGTCGCTGCTCAAGCACCAGGACGCAGATGGGTTTATCCGGGCCAGCTATTTGCAGCTAGGGGCTGATACGGGCCGCATGTCGTGCATGTCGCCCAACCTGCAACAGTGCCCGAGAGATCCGGAATTTCGGGATTGCGTACGCTCGCCCGAGGGGTGGAGCTTGGTGGTGGCGGACTACGCCCAGATGGAGTTGCGATTGGCAGCAGCAGAGGCGAACGACGCGCTAATGAAGCAGGCGTTCCAGCAGGGCGAAGACCTCCATACCGTGACCGCTCGGGCGATTTATGGGGACGCGTTTGATTTGGCCGAGGACGGCACTCGGAAGCAGATGCGCCAGATCAGCAAGAGCGCCAACTTCGGCCTGCTGTATGGATCGGGCGCCAAGGGGCTGCGCTCCTATGCCGGTGCGATGGGCATCCAGATGTCGCTTGACGAGGCGGCGGAGATTCGGGATAAGTTCCACGCGGCGTACACCGGGGTGAATGAGTGGCAGAAGGCTGCGGCGGCCAAGGCGCAGAACTCTGGCAAGGACGCGGCGGTGCGGATGCGGGTATCCAACATGCGGCGCTTCCTGCCTGGCGAGCAGAACAAGCTCACTACCCGCTGCAACTCGGTGATCCAAGGCGCCGGTGCTGCGGTGCTGAAGCTGACCCTCGGGCGGCTATGGCCCAAGGTTCACGCTGCTGGCGAGAAGGAAGTGCGAATCGCTGGAGCCATCCACGACGAACTGATCCTGCTGGTGCGGGACGATCGAGTGGAGCACTGGGTCGCAGCGCTGCAGGAGGTGATGGAGAAGGCGGAGGCTCTGTGGCTGGGCGACATTCCGGCTTCGGCGGACGCGCACCACGGCAAGTCGTGGTCGGAGGCTAAGGGCTAACTTAAAAACAATCAAGTAGCGCCGGCTGGGTCGTCAGACTGCAGTTGCTGGAGCACCTGCCAGACGTTGGTGTAGGTCGCCCCAGTGCGGATGTGGTGGATGGCGCTGCGGGTGATTCCGTAGCGCTCCGCCAGTACGGCACTGGATTCGGGGCTGAGCATGATGAGGGCGGCCTGGCGGTCGGTCAGGCTGCGCTGCTCGTAGCAGGCCCGGCCTTTGACACTGGGGCGATCCAGTGGGGGAAATGCGGCGGGCTCGGTGCTGGAAAAGCGGTGGTCGCAGGCGGTGCAGTGGTGGCGGCGCCAGCGGTTACCGTTGGCGCGGCGGCAGGTTTGGATTGTTACGACTTCTGGCGAGCCGCAGGCGGGACAAGACCTCATGCGGCTAGACTAACAGGGAACAAGGAGAGCCATGCTCGACGTTTACACCGCAACGCTGAGGAATCGCCACGGCAAATTGGAGACGGTTGCCCTAGTAGGGAACCAGCGGGCTGACATTCTCTATGCTGTGACGGAGCTGTTCCCGGATTGCGATGTCGTCCGAGTCAGAAAAGACGACCAGTGGGACGCCCATGACGGGCAGACAGCAGATTATGGTGCGCTTGGGTAAAGCCGTGGCCCGTTCCACCACAGGGGATTTGCAGCGGGCTTGTGACTTTTTGGAGTGGGCGGTGTTGATACGGAAGGGGTGCTCGCGCCAGCGGATGGCAGCGCGGAATCGGCGTCTTGGATGACACTGTAGAATTGCGGTAAATCCATCTACTCTGTTATGCCAGTACGCCAAGGCGGCAAATACTATGCGCAGGTGCTGCTGGATCTGAACCGGTACAAGCTGCTTGAGGAGCTGGCCCAGGCTGAAGGTAAGAAGGTCACGGCGCTGATTCGGGAGTTCACATATCAGGCGCTGGAGCAGCAGGTGCCGGCGTCGGACTATAAGGCTGCGGAGGCGGCGGATACGGCGCTGTGGGCCGAGTCGGTGCGGCGCAGGGTGCAGGGGCGCCAGAAGAACCGCAAGCCGCCTACGGCCCAGCAGAGGCTGGCCAAGGCCAAGGCCGTGCTGGAGAAGTACAAGTACCTTTTGTGAAGTTGTGCGACTGCGGTCACAGCCGCTTGCTGTTCCCTATTAGTCTAGCCCCGTTGTTTGAGGTGGGGCGGTGACGCGCTACTCGATTCGAGTTGGGGACCAGTGGGTCGCTGCTGTCTATGACGTGACAGGGCCCGGCATCAAGCTGACGAACCAGCAGGAAGATGCCTGTTCGTGGGTGACGCATGAGGCTGCTGCTGGGGCGGCTCGTGTGGTTTCAGGCTTTTTTAAGGAGACGGCGTGGATTCACGTCGCCCAAGAGGAGGACTATCCGGCAAGCTGGAAGGTTCAACGCGCATCGGTGGCGGGATGAGGAATTGCGATCCAGTCGAGCAGCAGGCTCGGCAAGACTTTCTTGATGAGCTGTATCGCGCCGCTGGGCGGGACCGGCCTGAGCATCCCGACTACGCCCTGTACACCGGACTTTTTCAGGAATGGACCCAGCAGCAGAGCGAGGTAGCGCAGTGACCGACGAGCAACTGAAGGCCGCGTTTTTGGATTGGTGGAAGGAGAGCTTCCCGATGGCGCCGCCGAATTCGAGGACTGTGGAGACGCATGTCGCTTTTGCGTCGCATGTGCTGTCGCTCGCTGAGCTGTTCCGGGAGTACGAGGACAAATGATCCTTTCTGACACTGAGATTGCGGCGTATTGCTATGCCGGGATGGTGGAGCCGTTCGACCCACGGCTGGTGGGGCCGGCGTCGCTCGACGTCAGGCTTGGTTCGCAGCTCATGGTGGAGACGCCGCACGAGCTGGAGCTGCAGCGGTTCAGCATTGCGGACCGGTGCAAGGAGCACCCCTATCTGCTGAAGCCGGGCGAGTTCGTTCTGGCCGAGACGGTGGAGGTGTTCCACTTGCCCGAGGATCTGGCGGCCCAGTTCATCCTCAAGAGCAGTCGGGGTCGCTCAGGAATTTCGCACAGCCTTTGTGGGTTTTGCGATCCAGGGTGGAATCACAGCCGGCTGACGATGGAGCTGCATTCGCTGCGGAAGTTCCACCCGATCCCGCTGTGGCCGGGCATGAAGATCGGGCAGATGGTGTTCAGCCGGATGTCCCAGCCACCCGAGCGGAGTTATGCGGTATGCGGTCATTACAATGGCCATATGACCGTTATGCCCAGTGTGGTGGCGGCATGAGCGATCCAGTGGAGGTGGCGATGGCCGCCTTCTGGGATTACCGCCTAGCGGGGCGGGGGATGCACGATCGGCATCGGATGGAGGCTGCGCTCCAGGCGGTGGCGGTTTTGATGCCCTACCCTGTCAGCTCGCAATTTTTGAACCAACTACACACAACGAATCGTGCATTACCCG